GGGCGAGGTCCCAGCCGACCGCGGCGATCCCGGCGACGGCCCCGGCGGCGATGGCGGCGGGGCCGGCGATCCCGGCGAGGGCGCCGCCCATCGACTTGCCGGTGCCGTCGACCGACTTCTCGGCCTTATCCGAGGCGCGTTCGAGGTCGCGGGTGTCGCCGGTGAACTTGACGGCGATGTCGCGATCAGCCACTCAAACCCTCATTTCCTCAGTCGGGGAGGTTGCCGCCGGCGGCCCACTTAGCGGCGAGGTCGTCGAGGGTGCGCAGGTAGGCGCGGCGGAGGGCGGGCATCTCCCGGCGCAGCAACGGCCAGAACCAGTACCCGGTCCTACCGAGCCAGGGCGGGAACTGCTGGGTCGTGGGGCGGGCGCCGCCACCGAACTCGTACCCGAAGAAGACATCGCCGGCGGTCACCTTGCCCGTCGAGGATTTGACCTTGCGGGACCCGCCGGCGGTGAGGGCCGGGACCCGGTCCGACTTGCGTTTCACCGACCCGGAGGAGAGGGCGGCGCCCTTGCCGGCGTTGGCCGCGGCCGTGTTGAGCATCCCGATGATCCGGTCGACGTGCACGCCGGCGGCCTGGCGCAGCTCCCGGTTGGCATCCTTCCCGTACTGGTTGAAGGCGCGGAGGGTTTCGTCGAGGCCTTCGACCTTGACCTGGACTTTCACCGTCGCCTCCCCTGGGCCTGGCGCTGGCGGGCGTTGTTGGCTTTGAGCACCGCGGCGGCGGTGGCGATCGAGCGCGGATCCTCGTCCCACCAGTCCCGGGGGGCGGTGTGCGTCGCGATGGCGAGCTCGATCACGGTGCGCTCGACGGATCCGCGACGGTAGGGCGGGCCTGGGAATCCTCCTCGCGCACGATCGACCACGCCTCGCACCGGTCCATGAACTCGTCACGCTCGATGAGCGGGTAGTCCGGGTGGTGCTTCAACGCCTGCCAGGCGAAGTCGAACATGACCTCGTACGAGGCGATCCCCGCCGAGCGCAGCTCCTCGTCGAGACGGCCGCCGCCGCCGGCGAGGGCCCGGAGCCGGATCACATCACCCGGGCGGTTCACGACCCGCATCTCTTTGCCGTCGATCGTGACGTCGAACGTGAAGCTGAGGGAGAGCTCGGTCGTCACGCCGCGCTCTCCTCGTAGGTCGTCTCGTCCTCGGCCCGGACCTCGTCCCCGGCCGCCGTCGCCGTGGTGGTGATGGGCCCGAACGTCGGCGGCCCGTCGAGGCCCAACGTGAGGCTCGCCTCGGCGATCTCCCCGGCGGTCCCGCCGAACGCCCCCGGCTTGCAGCGCAGGATCCCGGTGGCCTCGGTCGCCTCCAGTGGCCACACGATGGAGAAGTCGGCGAGCTCGCCGTCGTGCTCGATGAGGAACGTCGACAGGCCGGGGTCGACCACCGGGGGCCCCGTCGCGCCCGTCGCCCAGTTCTGATCCCACGTGAGCTCGAGCGACCACGTCGTCGTACCGGTGACGGTCTTCTGACCGCACAGGCGTTTGCGAATCTCCTCGGGGGTGTCGGGGGTGAGGGTGGCGGCGGTGACGTCGCAGGACACGTCGACCGCCGTACCGGACCCGGAGGGGGCGGTGAGGGTGAGGGTGACGTCATCGAAGTAGTTGCCCATCTCACGGGCCTCCCGGTGTGTGGTCGATGGTGACGAGGAACGTGCCGGCGATCACCGGGACATCGGCGACCGAGGTCGGTTCTATCTGACCGAGCGGGCCGATCTGCCCGACCCCCGCCGAGCGGAGTCCCTTGACCGCCGCGAGGTAGCCGAGGGTGAGCTGGGTGAGGGAGGCCTCGAGGTCGAACCGGCCCTCGAGGACCTGCACCTGCCAGCGGACCTCGGCGACCGGGCCGGCCCGGCGGTTCGGTACGACGAACGGATCGGCCGGGCGGAGCACCACGGCGGGGGTGGCGGTGACCTCGGCCGGTGCCCCATGGCTGGCGGTCACCGCCGAGGTGCCCGCCTGGAACGCGGAGCGGATCACCTCGAGGAGCTCGGCCGGCGTCATGCGAACCCGAACGAGCGGCGGGCGCCGGCGAAGTAGTGGCGGACGTGGGCCATCAGATCCTCGGGGATGGCGGTCCCGGTGAACGCGTCACCGCCCACGACCCCGCCCGGTGAAGCGGGGTCGTGGTAGACGCGCACGCCCAGCGCGGTCAGACCGACGAGCGCGTCCTCGCCGGAGGGAAGGTCCGGCACCGGTGGCGCACTGGCGATGAGCACATCGCCGTAGATGAACCAGCGTACGAGCGCGACCGCGGCGCCGGCGGCCTCGGTCACCCTCGCCGGGGGGACGGGGTCACGCAGGCCGAGGACGGCCGCCATGCGGCCGGCCACCACGTCGGTGATCTCCTGGTCAGTCACCGGCCTTCTTGCGGGACGAGGAGCTCGAGCTGGAGGCGAGGGGGATACCGTCGTCGAGGACGACGATGCCGGCGGGGATGAACGCGGCGAACGCGCCCATGCCCCAGATGGCGACGTCCTCGCCGAGTTTGGGGATCACCGGCGCCGCCACCACGAACGGGCCGTCCTCCATCCACGCGCACGCCTGGGAGTTCGAGACGATCGCGGTGCCGGCGGCGAGGTCGGGGGCGTGGGTCACCTTGAGCCCGGAGATGTTCACGTCCAGCGTCGAGGCGGTGGCGGTGCCCGGCAGATTCTGGGTGCCGTACGGCGTCGGGAACATCGACGGCATCCCCCCGAACGCGAGGAACACATCGGTGGCGGCGAGCACCCACGAGGCCGGCGACCCGGTGGCGACCTGCACCTTGGACGAGGCCTCGAAGATCGCGGCCCGGAGGGCGGCGCCCTCGGGGTCCGAGGTGGCCACGTTGTAGGTGACGGTCTGGTGGCCCGGCACCGCCGGCAGGAGGTCGCCCACCACGTTGTCGGTCACGACCCCGTAGGCGAGGTTCAGGATCCGCAGGTAGGCGTCGCGGTAGGCGGGCTGGCTCCGGCGGATCAACTGCCACGAGATGTCCGAGCCGCCGGCGTAGGTCTTGATCGGCGTCGACGCCTTCTTGAACGACACCTTCACCGAGGTCACGTCGGACTTCTCGACGGTCTGCTCGCCGACCAGAGCGTGGAGGTCGCCGTCGAAGTAGGGCCAGTCGACCTCCATCCCGCTGGCCGGGAGGGGCCGGGTGCCGATGGCGTTGATGACGGGCCGGCCGGTGTCGAGGATCCCGAAGATCTCGTTCAGCCATCCGGGCTGAACGAGGACGGCGTTGTCGGTGGTGATCTGATCGACGAACGCCCGGGCCATGGACACGCGGTTGCGGTGGGCGAGGTAGGCGTCACGGAACAGGAGCGGCAGCTCGTCGGACGAGGAGGCGCGGGCGGCCTCGTAGAACTCGAACGGGCCCGCGTACCGGGCCAGGGGGTGGGCCATCGGGCGGGCGGCGCCGCGGCCCATGATCCGGGCGACCTCCCGGCGGATCGCGGCACGGGCCGCGGGCGGCGGCCCGCCCTCGACGAGCCCGCCGTCGAGGTCACCCTCGCCGGGACCGGGCCCGTCGCCCTGGTCCTCGTCTTCGTCGTCCTCCTCGTCGGGCTCGTCGCCGGGGGCGGCGCGGACCTCGGTGACGACGGCCTCGGCGTAGGCGCCCCGGTGGGGGAGGGTGAGGACGGCGAGGCCCTCGAGGACGGCGTTCGTGCGGACCATGACCTCGGCCGGCGGCGCCGTATCGGTGAACTCCACACTGAAAGTGGCGCCGACGGTGCGGGCCAGGGCCCGCAGCTCGGCCGCCGCGGGGACATCGGCGAGGACGACCCGGCCGTACAGGCCGTCGAGGCGGGCCTCGACGTCATCGACCCGGCCGACGAGCGGACCGCGCTCGATCCCGCGGGGGGTGGCCCGGTGGCCGGCGTAGACGGGGATCACCTGATCGACGGGGGGTTGCAGACCCCCGGCGGCGAACGACTCCGTGTAGGGCTGGCCGCTCTCGTCGCGGACCTCGGCCGGGGTGTCCCAGGGGACGAGGCGCCCGTGCAGGGTGCCGGCCTCGTCGACCGTCGTCGGCCCAGCGGAGCGGCGGGCGTGGACGACGAGGGGACGAACCGGCAGCTCAGCCAGCGCCCTCACATGAGTAGCTGAGGTGATGAGGGGTTGAGTGGCCATGGGGCCTCCGGTGGTCTAGGCGCCGGGGACGGCGTCGGTGAGCGTGGTCGGCGAGGGATCCGGCGCCGGCGGGGTGGCGGGTTCGGGCAGGGGGTCGAGGCCCTCGAGGTCGCGGACCTCGTCGACGGTGAGCCAGGCCTCGCCGGCCAGTGCCGTGCTGTAGGCCTCGACCCGGCCGGCGAGGTCGGCGCGGAGGAGCTCGGTGGTGTCGAACCGGGTGCGCTGGCCCTGGGGGGTGAGGTCGTCGAACGCGGCCTCGAACCGGTTGAGGTAGGCGCCGAGCCCGGTGGCGAGCCATCTCCTCATCTCACCCTCGACCGTCGAGTACGTGAGGCTGTCACCACTGGCGACGTTCACGAGCGAGGGGGGCATGAGGAACGCCCGGGCGATCTCGGCGTTGGCCACGGCGATCGACTCGACGAGCTGCGCCTCGACGGCCGAGGAGCCGATGGAGGAGACCTTGCCGTCCTGGTCGACGACGGCGGGTTCGTGGCGGCCGGCCATCGACTCGATGATCTGCTGCTTGATGGCCTGGGCCTGCCCGGGCGCCAGGCGCTGGGCGACCTCGACGATCAGGCTCGGGAACCCCGTCTCCCAATACGAGCCCGCCATGCTGAAGAGCTCCCCGAACAGGCGCAGCGGTTCGGCGCAAGCGTCGAGGGGCGCCTCACCCAGGGACCCGGCGCGCTCGACCCGGTAGGGGATCCACATCACGTCGAGGCCCGGGGTGAGCTCCTCGCCGTTGTGCCACACCGTGTCGAGGCCCCCGGACACGGGATCCCACACCGGTGACGCCGACGACGGATCGAGCACCCGGACCGCCGCGGGGTTCCCGGCCGCGGTCCAGTCGGTCACCCGCAGGAACGTGTAGCCCCAGCGGGTGAGGTTGTTGGTCATGCGGTGGAACGTGAGCCACCGGTACTCACCGGGGTTCGGGCGCAGCGTGAGGGTGGGCTGGCGGGGGAGCGGCCGCCGTCCCCGCAGCGTCACGAGGGGCAACTGGCCGAGGGTGTCGGCCAGGAGGCCCCGGCAGGCCACGACGACGGGGAGCGAGTAGGGGTCGAGGAGCTCGTAGCCCCGGGCCCGCTGGGCGAGCACGGCGGCGATGGCCGCCTCGACGGGGTTGAGCGAAGGTGCCGGGCCGGTCAACGGTGCCCGGCCCGGCGCGCCCGCGGCAGGCGACGGCGGTAGCGACGGTGGCGGTGGGAGCGACCGCAGGAAGCGGCGGGATCGCGCCATGGCACGCACCATGACGTAACCGAATGGTCCCGTCTACCGCCCCACGCTGGCCCAGGAGCGGCGCCGAGGGGTCGGGACGGGGGATCACCACCCGTCCCGACCCCGGCTGCCGTACGGGCCCTGTGTAACACACGGTGTTGTCACGATATGGGCTAGGTGATGGTGGGGGGTGTTCTCGTGCGGTCGGTGTAGGCCCAGAGCGCCAGGGCGCCGGCCAGCATCGGGAGGGCCTCCGGCTGGCGGCGGTCGTAGAGCCAGCCGCCACCGGCGCCCCGGCGGCGGGCGGCGGCCACGGCGGTGGTGAGCCGGTCGTCGTCGCGGTGCACGACGTCGCCGGCGAGGACGCGGTCGTGCCAGTGCCCGGAGGCGGCGGCGACCTCGCGGGTGTTGAGGGGGGCGGTGGCGGCGGGGAGCTCGTCGAGGGCCCGCCTCGAGGCGGCCACGGGCCCGCCGGCGTCCCAGGCGACGGCGAGGGGGTGGTGGCGCTCACAGAGCTCGGTGAGCCGGTCCTCGAGCCAGGGCCCGTGGGGGCGGTCGTCGACGACCTCGACGACCAGGCGCCCATCGGCGCCGGCGCCGGCGGCGGCGATCACGGTCCGGTCGCGCTCGAGGGTGGTCTCCACGGCGAACGCCGGCCACCCGACCAACGTCGCGCCCGGGTCGGTGGCGGCGGCCCAGGCGTCGACGAGCTCGTGATCGACCCGGGCCGAGGGCCACACGCCGAGGTACTCGGAGGCGAACGTGTCGGGGGTCATGAGGGCGTGGTCGGTGCGCAGGGCGTCGATGAGGACGTGGTGGCCCAGGCCCGGGTGGGCGGCCCACCACGTGGCCTCGTCGTCGAGGTCCGCGCCGTCGGGGGCGCCGTACTCGACGTAACAGATCCCCCGGTCACGCTCCTCGGCGACGGCCTGGCGGCCGGCGTCGCGCCACCGGATCAACCATTCGCTGTCGCTGTCGCCGCTCGAGCTCGTGACCCAGAACTGGCCGCCGGCGCCCGTCGCCAGGGTGGGGAGGGCGCCGGCCTCGACGGCGAGGCCCTGGCCGAGGGTGAACTCGCGGGCCTCGTCGACCATCACGAGGTTCGCGGCGAGCGAGCGCATGGCGTCGCCGTCGGGCGGCAGGAGCCGCAGGGCGGAGCGGGTGTGGCGCCACGTCATGGATTCGGAGCCGTTGGCCCGGCGGGTGGCCACGAACCGGTCGAGGGCGCTCTCGTTGACCCAGGGGAGCCAGTCGTCGCGCCACATCGCGGCCGCGGTCTCCCGGCGGTGGGAGGCGTAGCAGGCCCGCCGTCCCCGGCCGCGGCGGCCGGCGTCGAGGCCCTCGGCCAGCAGCAGCACCGACTTGCCGGCCCGCCGAGGGGCGATGAGCACCACCCGGGAGTAGGCG